TACAATGTAAAATATAAACAAAGAAGGCCTGTGTTTCCACAAGCCTTCAAAGTCCATCTTGGAGTATGGTTTTGTTAGGTAGTGAAAGGATTCACGTATACCAACTTGGATGTAGTTCCAGCACCAGAACCAATGGTTTCAGCCAATATTCCACAGATAGGGAATACAGCACCAGCACCATAGATATCAGCAACTCCACCAGTGTTCGTTGCAACTAATGCTTGACCAATGTTGATACCAGCACCACCGTTGTCTGCAACTTTTGCTTTTGCAAATCCACGTGTCACAACAACAACACGAGAACCAGCAGTTAATGCACCATCACGTTCAGCAGATTCTAATACAACACCAATAACCATAGATGCTTTTGATGTTATACCAGCACCAGCACCAACGTTCAAGTCAGCAGGAGCGATAGAGATAGAAGCCAAAGATGCATCGTCCAAATCATAAGGAGCAACAGCAGTAATCTTTGTCAAGTCAAGTGCAACCCAATCGCCAACTGCTACAGTAGAACCAGCAACAAAGATTTCTTTTTGTTGTTTGTTCATTGTTGCAGTGCCAACTTGAGCAGTACCACCAGAAGGTAATGCACTGTAAGCAGATTGATCCAAATATTGAATAAGTGTTTGTGTAGACATGATGTTTCTCCTTTTAGTATGCAGTACCACGAATGAGTACAGAGTTAGAACCAAGGTGATCAGCAATCAACTGTCCTTTCACATAGAGTTGTGCAGCGCGTGCAGTAGTTCCACTGATGTGTTCAAATGGAGATACGGCAAAGTCAGCATCTTTGTGGAAGATCATTTTGATGGCATCGAAGTTCAACATATAACCGGCCAAGTCATAGTTGCCAGGAGCCAAACCGTCAAGACCAGCAGAAGCAACTTGAACGCCTGTGAACTCAAGATCAGATTCAACAACAGAACCACCAAATGCAAGTTGCATACGGCCAGCATCCAAAGTGGTTTCATTAATGTATCTTTCTTGTTGGAACAATGAACGTCTGTAGTTTGCCATTACTTGTTCTGACAACAATACTAAATCGATAGCACCCATAGGAGCAACGTTTGAACAACGAATAGATTCACGTTGCATTGCTACGATACCTGTGGTTCCAAAGTTAGCACCCAAGTCAGCAGCATTGTTTTGCCAACCTGTTGTTGCAGCATAAGTTGCTTTGCTCACACCACCGACAACATTTGCTTGTGTTCCAACATCGTCTGCTTCAAAGAAGCCTGTTGCAACGTTACCGTTCAATGTGTTCATGCTTGTTAAGATTGCAGAGTTACCAATCAAGATTTGCTTGTTCAACTCTTTACGCAACATTTGCATAACAGAACGCATACGTGCTTCAAGAATCTTTACGATTGCTTTTTCACCAGAGTTTTCAAGTTCTTCTTTTTGAGTGATAACGATAGGAGCTGTAAAGTCACACCACTCATAAACTGCAGGACGCAATACATCTTGCACTGCAAGAGATACTGGTTCATAACCTGTTGCAAGTTGTGTGATTGTTGAGTGTTCAGCCAAAGACAATGGACGTTGAATTTTGATACCACCATCTTCGTATTCTACTCCACCTTTCTTTTTGCACATGTCAAGAAAGGCATTCTTTTTGAAAAGTTCGTCTACTTCACCATCACGGATGGAATATAGTGTTGACGATAATAAATCATTTGAAATAGCCATGATATTACCTTCTAAAGTTGTTGTGTTTTAATCCACTCCACAAACGTGGAGACAAGAGAATATAGAATAAAGTTTTTACGAGTTCCGTTTGGAATGTGTGGAGTCTATTCTATACACAAGTATTCCATGTGGAGATTGTAATATAGTGTCATCCTATAAGTCCAAATTTGTAAAATAGACTAGCAATATGATTGTTTGATTTGTTGCAATACTGCATACAAATTCTTTCCAGGACATGCAGTTGCACCACTATCTCTATGGCCATATACATCTTGCCAAGTCAATGAATGTTTGGCCAACAAACCATTCACCAAATCTTTCAGTATTTCGATTTGCTTTGCAGTTGGAACTTCTGTTTCATAGTTTCCAAACACACAGATTCCAAGAGAATCAGAGTTATGGTCTTTCACGTGTGCGCCTGTTGTGTTCTCTGCTCTACCTATCTCTACCATATCTAGATTGTTTATCATATAGTGGTAGCCTATATCTTTCCAACCATTCTGCACAACGTGCCATTTGAAGATATCTTCACGTGTGGTGGTTGCACGTGGTGATGCAGAATGATGGATATATATTTTATTTATCTTTCTCTTTCCCTTTGGCATTTCCAAATTCCTTATCAAGTTGTTGTTTGATTTCATCATTCTCTGGTCTATTGACCATGAAAACTCTCTTTTCAAGTGGTGCATATATATTCACACCAAGTGCAGCACCACCACGTTCCACAATGTATTCCACAGGAACATGCATCTTTTCAGATATGAATGTACACAGTTTCAGAAACTGCCTTGCATCTGGTAACTTGCGATTGTTGCAGAACATAATGATAAGTTCTTTGGATTCGTCAATACCTTTTGCAACATCTACCTGTGTCAGTTTGAGTTCTGCCATCACAGTAAATAACCATCTTGAAAATCCCAACTCTGGATTGGCCATAAATCACTTCTTGATATTTTGTTGTTTGTGCCATTGGAATGCTTCCCATGCATCTTTGAACTTTGGTGCGCCTTGTGGAGCATTGGCAGTTCCAGTGCTTGTTTTGGCCAATGTGTCTTTGCGTTGTTGTTTTACTTTGGATGCTTCTTCCTGGAGCTGTTTGGCTTTGGTGGTTTCCACTTTGGCTTTCACAATGTAGTATGCATCTTCCAAAGATAGTTCGGGCCTATCTGTAAGAAGTTGTGCAACAGGAAGTCTAATATCATCACTCGTCAAGTCTGGATGTTCGGTCTTAAATCTTTGCAACTCCATTTGTCTTTTCTCTGCATAGATTTGTTCTTGTGCTGGCTTCATCATTTCTTGCAACATCAAAGAAGCCTGTCGTTTGATCTCTGCTTTCATTCCATCTTCGGTGTATATATCGTGTTCTTCTTCTGTTGCATACTGTTGAATTTGTTGCAACATTGGATTGTTCACAGTGCGTTCTTTGGTGGCAAACAGTTCTTGTTTCATTTGTTCAAGTTCTTTGCGTTGTTCTGCAAGTTCTTGTGTTTTGCGTGTATAGGATGAACGCATATTGGCCAAGTGTTTGCGTACATCACCAGGAACATTCTTTACCCACTCGTGTAGTGGTTTCATTCCTTTGTGGTTTTCTTCTTTGAACTCTGGAAATAGTTCTTCATCGATTGCCAATAAATCATCGATAGTCAATGGTTCGGTGGATTCTGCTGCTGCTTCTTCTACTACTTCTTCTACATTTTCAACAGTTCCATTTGGAGTATTGTTTTCATTCATATATCACCTTGTGTTATTTGCCAGTGTTCTTTGGAGCATCTGGATTTGTTGTTGCTTTGTTCTTGGGCCATAAATTTCTGCACGCCCAATATGATGCAGTTAGTTTGCTTTTCTTATCGTCACAATGGTGTCTTGCACGGAAAGAACGTTTGGCAGAATCAGAATAGTTGTGCTTGTAACCTTTGGCGCCAAAGTGAATAAGTTTCTCTTGGCCACCTTCACATGCTTTTACCATCTTCTTCTTTCCAGGTCTGTCACTTGGAACAGGTTTGTTGCATTGCATTCTATCCTTATCTGCCATCTTTCTTTCTCCATTGTTGGATATAGTACCATTCGTTATAGTTGCTCATTTCTTTTTACACTGTGTGCAAGTATGCTTTTTTGGTTTGGCTTTACGTGCAACATTCAGTGCAATGGCAACAGCTTGCTTTTGTGGCTTGCCGTGTTTCATTTCAGTTTTGATATTCTTGGCAATAGTCTTTTTGCCGTATCCTTTCTGTAGTGGCATTATGATTTCCTTGTAAGTGGAGTTGCACGCATACCTTGCGATTTGCGTGCAATGTTAGTTTGTCTTTGTGTTTTGGTAAGTGAACTTGCAGTGCGTGGTGTTTTGGATGATACACGTTTGGTTGGTCTACAGTATTCTGTCGCACCACCAGCACCACATGGTTTGCCTGTCTTGGTATCTTTCCACTTTTCCTTTTCCCATCGTTTGAGTGATGTGCCCGCTTCTGTCTTACGCACGTTTCCACTTTCCTTTCTACACTTTGCAATCGCTTGGCTTGCACGTGCAGAAGGGAACTTCTTGTATGTGGATTTCACTTTGTTGTAGCAGTTATCTTTCATTACATTCTGCCCATAAACAACTTGTCTGTTTCTTCCATCGATGGTGCAACGGGTTCTTCTTCTGTTGGTGCTTCTTCTTCCATTGGTTCTTCCATTGGTGGATTCTTCAAGAACTGTTTGAAATCTTTGGATGTTGCCAACTTGGATAGTTTACCAGCCAACATTACCAATGCTCTATCGTCTGTCAAATCTTCCATCATAAAGTCAAGTTCTGCTGGTACATCCTCTGCATCCACTGCTTGATTGGTAGCACCTTGGAACATAGCCAATACACGCACGAAATCATTTGGCAATACCTTTGCACCATCTTGGAACTGTGGATAGTCTGGAGATTGGCCAAACAATGGCAACAGTTTATTGGTAGCACCCACCAAGATGTTCAATGCTTTGCTACTGAAATTTCCTTTTGGTGCCATGTTCTGATACATGGATTCATCGTCTTGTTCTGCAGTTTTTATTTCTATTTCCATTTCTGGCATTTCTTGTTCGTTCATATTTCCCCCTAGTTATTTGTAGATTGTATCTAGTTTTCCAGATAGCGCATCGGATGCAGTCCACGTTTGTGATACGGCATCTTCCTTGCTGACTCCCTGTGCTACCAAAGATTTGTATTTGTTTTCATATTGTGTTTGTTGTTGTAGTCTGTCTTGTGCTTGTTGCATCTTATCTTCCACGTGGTGTTTGGGTAGATCAGCTTCACACACAAACCCTTTGGATTCAAGTTCTTTCTGTGCTTGTGCTGGACTATCCACAAATCTGCCAAGTGCTTGTGACCAATAACCATTGGCCCCATACTTGCCTGTGGAGTGCCAACTAGAATGTGTGTTGGGTACAGATAGTTTTCTGTTTTGGTGCAAATTTGTTTGGCACTTTGGGCATATTGGCCTTGCATCAACATCACAAAAATATTCGTCTGTGGTAAAACACAAATCACATGTGTATGTGTATAGTGGCATTATTTCCTTCCTTGCAATGCTTGTGCAAGCAGCTCAGCAGGTAGCTGGCCTTGTGGCCCAATATCACCTGTTTGTGTTTCCACACCTTGTGCTTGTTGTGGTGCTTGTTGCATTGGTTGTTGTGCTTGTTGTGCTTGTTCTTCTGGTAGAAAGTCTTTGGGGAAATCAAACAAACGTTGGATTTCTTTCAAGATTTTCTGTGGTGGAACTCCAAACTGAATCAATGTTGGTGCCAATGATACCAGGTTATTCTTCTTGATACTTTCCGATAGTGGAGTGCTAGATTGATCAAGTGCAACTATCTTGAATTTTGCATCCAAGTCTTGTGTGGTTACCAGTGTTGGTAGTCCATTCACATCGATGGTGACAACTTCTTTTGCATCCACCAACAAAGATATGATTCTCAAATACACTGTTGCAATCATTTCTATTGTTTGGTCTTTTTGCCTTGCAAGTTTACCAATCTCACTTGCAGAATATTGTGCGAGTGCAGTTACTTCTGTTGCAGTGGCCTTGCTTGCTTCCCCACGTGAGAACGGTGCCAAGATACTTGAACGGTTGATATCTGCTTCAATCTGTGCTTGATAGCGATCGAAGTTGGTGGATATAGGTTCCACACCCACTGTGCGTATAACACCATCCAAAGATGGTTCGTCCACGGCTATCATTGCACCATCAATACCAGCAGTGATTTTGGCCAATGCTTCTTCATCCATTGAACCTTCTTTGTAGATATACTGTCTTGAATCTCTTCTGACTGCATTTGCCCAATAGGTTCTCAATATGTTCTTTTCATAGAACTGGTCATATGCACGGCTAACTGCTGACAAACCACACATTGGTCTTTCTGGTTTGTTGGCAAAGTATAGTGGACAGATAGGAGATAGAGGCTTGTTGTCATAGGAACGTATAGGTATTTCCGACTTCTCTAGAAGTTGTTCACCATTGGCCCAGTTGGGTGTCCAGATGTATAACTTGTCATATGCAAAGTCATACAGCTCTACAATCTGTACATACAAGTATTCTTCTGGCAATGATTCTTTTTGTCCTGGACTATATCCCTTGTACTTTGCTTGTGAGTTGAAGTAATCAACTTTGGGTATTGGCTTGAACTGTTTATCACCAAACTTTGCTTTTGCAGATGGTACATCCAAATAGTACACGTGACCACAGAAACGTTGTGTGTTCCAACTGCTTGCATCAGTGTCCACAATGATTTCCCATGGTGGTATTGCACGTATATCCACTTTCTCTAGCACGTCTTCTGTTTCCACTGGTGATAGTTTCAAGAAAGAATTTGGGTATATCAATGCAAGTCTAGATGCAGTTTCTATCGCTTCCCTTTTGTCGAACAGAAAACGGTTCACGATTTCTTGTGCAAGTATAGGTTCACCATTGGACATTGCAGGGTCTTTGGATATAACCACTGCTGGATTCCGTGAAAACAAAGAAGCAATGAAACCTTCTATGTATGAATAGCAATCTGCAGTTTCCACACGTATCATTGCATCATCATTCCATTGGTCATTCCAGAACTTGTTCTCATACACATCACGGTATTTGCGCAGTTCAGAACGGTAGTGGTCATAGAAATCGTCATGTTCTGTCAAGATTGTCTGTATAAGATGTATTATTTCTTTGGTAGTTTTGGCCATAGTGTACTCCTACTATACACAGATTGTAAAATACTAGTGTTCTCCAAGTTCCCACAACACAGTTGCAAACCATTGTTTGTCTTGATGTGGAAAATGTTTTTGTTTGTATTCTTCATGTTCACCACGTGCCATTCCTTTGAGTCTTTCAACTATTTCTTTGTACAAACTATGTGACCATACTCTGTATACTATTATTTTGATTGCATATTCTTGTGGTGTCATCAGTACCTTCTATATTGTTGTTGTGTTTTGTCGTTGATTCGTTTTGCCTTGTTGGCAATAATCCAATCTGGTAGATATGCAGTCTGCTTCAGTCGCACAGATTCAAGGCACCAACATGCAAGGGCCAAGGCCATAGCACTATCGCTGTGTCCTTCTTTCGTGGAGTCTAGAAACTTGATTCTGCCACGTTCATCAGTTTGGATGGTGCGCAACTCTGCCAATGTTATATTGTCAAGTGTGCGTATCACACCAGTTTGAATGCTTTTCTTCAAGTGTTCAAATACAAGTGGTTTGGTTTTGGCCGTGGTTAGAAAGTCTTTGCCATCTGCATCTTTGTAGAGCTTGTAGCAACCTTGGTGCACAAGTTCATTGATAGTGGCCAAACCATAGTTGTTGGCTTCCACCAATATGAGTGCTTGGTTGTACTGCTCCGAAAATTCATAGATATAGTCTGCAAGTTGTATTGGTGATACTTCGTTACTTCTCCATATCAATGCTGGTTGATTGGTTTTCTTGGAGAGTACTGTAATCACACTGTAGTCACGTCCAGTACCACCACCAACATCCACTCCGATTGCATAGGCATCATCACGTTCTGCTTCTTGGAAGCATATAAATTCACGTTCTGCCAAATGCACATCGATATGTTTTACATCATCAAACGTGAAGTAGGTATTGCCTGCAACACGGTATGCTTCTTCTTGTGTAGCAGGAAACTCACGCATAAACTGCACGGTTCCAAGTTGTTGCACTTTCAATCTTCTCCATGCAAGTTGGCCAAGTGTAACATCCTTATCATCAACCAAAGATTGTTCGTATTCGTCTAACTGTTCTATCTCTCTATCCACTGTGTATTCTTGGTGTGCAAACCAAGGGAAAAATATATATTGCCATTGGCTTTGTTTGGTTTCCCACTTGCGTATTTCTTGGTGCAAACAATCGTTGTAGTAGTTAGCAGTAGACTCCAATATTATCTGCCCCTTGCATGCACTGAATGCACTGGC